CACCTGTCTGAAATCTTGGGTCATCAAGTAAACTGCCACCGTTTGCTAATCCTACTGCACCACCTTCAGCTTTCTTTTCTTTATCTTCCATCTCACCTGATATAACAACAAGGTCTGCCATACCGAAGGGAACATCGTCTGGTATTTCAGCTTCCTCTGGGTTGCCAAGCTGTCCCATCTTTTCCATCATCTTCAAGCCTTGCTTGGCATCTTGACGCATCTTCATCAGTGTTCCAAGACCAATGTATCGCACAACGTCTGCAGGAAATACAAACTCTCCTTCGCTTAACATTGCAGGTATATCATCTGCTACTTCTTCTTCAAGTGATCCAGAAGGAACTTTGTTACCTGACGTTGGCTCTGTTTTGCCACCATCGTCTTTCATGCCACCTTCGTTCATAAAAGCCATTTCTGTTTGTTGTCCTAGCATAGTTCCTCCCTTTTTAAATTTGTACCTAACTTCACTATTTAACTTAGTTCCATCAGAAGCGTCCATTGGTTTAGGAGCATCTGCTTTTTTCATGTATTTAACACCTTTGGCAAATATTCTATCTCCAACAACTGTAGCTATATCAGCACTTTTAACGGCTTGTCCAGTTTTCATATCTACAAATAAATGTGTATTAGCAGGATTAAAACCTATTTCAACAACACCCTCGTCCATTTCTTCTAAAACATTTCTTGCCGTAGTATACTTACCATCAACAGACATAGCAGGAAATTTATCTTTTGCTTCTGGAACATCTAATCCTTGTATTTTAGAAGCTATATTTCTTCTACCAGTTTGGCTAACAGTAAACACAGCATCTTGCACTGTTACAAAAGGTTGATACGATAAAGCTTTACCATTGTAATTTTTTTCGTGTACAGTCTGTAGTTTATTTAGTCCTTTAGTAGAATCTGGAATATTAGAGCCTAAATTTAATCTTATGCCTACTTGTTTTCCTTCGTCCACAGAAGCGTCTATTAATGCATTTTTATCTGCCCCTCCTGCTGTTGCACTTTTAGATTTTGATCTTAACTCCTCTAAAGTTCCTTTTGTATAACTTTTTAAAAATTTACCGTCTTCAAAAACTGGATTAACTCCTATTTCTAAAGGATCAGCTTTATTAGTAGGTAAAACAGATTTACTTGTAGGCAGTTTTTCTTCAGGAAATATTCTCTCTGGTTTTGGAAACACAGGTATATTGGCTTCCTTTTTAACAGGTATTTCTTTTGCACTGTCAACTAATTTATCAAGCTTACCCTGTACAATCTTTGTAGGATCAACTTTAATTTTTGTTCCTTTTAGGAGACTGCGAAAAAAAGGATTTCCCATTTACTTTCCTGCGTTGTTGACCACATCTCTTAATTGACGCAATCGCCTTAACATTAGAATAGCTCCCTGCGATCTGTGCAGTATAACTAAATCATTTGTCTGTTCCATAATAGCGTGGTTCTGTGCTATTAAGTAATTAACGTAATCACTGAAGCTGTCCCATTGGTCCTTGTTGTTCACCAAAGGCTTCATTTTGTTGAGGAGCTTGTCCTGTAGGTTGTTGGTTTGGCTGTTGAGGTTGTTGTTCATTTCCTGTAAATCCTTGTTCTTGTGGCAACGGTGCTTGCCCTGTTCCTATAGTCGCACCACCTGCTCCAGTTGGATCTTGAGCATTTGCTCCTGCAGGAGGTGTCGGCTGTTGTGGAGGTTGTTGCTGTTGGAATTTTTTCATGATCTCTGCTTGCAATGCAGCTTCGTCCATGTTGTTGGTTACTTTCTCTGGATCTAAGTCCAGTGACTTTGCTATCTCTCGTATTACATACTGAAACTTTGCAAACGGTGCAAGAGACTGATTGCTTGCCACTTGTAGGAATGACATCAATCTTTGGCTACGCACTTCGTTTGCCATCAAGCTTTCTGTGCCACGAGCTTTTACTTCTAGATCACCCTTTAACATTTTGTTGTCAAAGTTAAACTGCATATTGAATCTAAAAAGTCCTTCACCTAAAGGTCTTAACAGATAATCGTCTACGTTCTTTATAACATTCTTGATGCCACCACTTGCTGCGTTCATCAGCATAGATATACCTGACGCTGTACGTCCTACACCCATGACACCTGTTTGTCCGTGAGCAAAGCTTGGCAGTCCTGTACTCTCGTCTGCAAGCACTCGTGCCTTATCAAATAGTTGCATGTTCTCATTGGCTACGTTTGGAAACTTTGTACCAAAGATTGCTTGACCCGGAGCGCCGCCTTGTCTTCTAAATATTTTTCCCGGATAAACAGAAAGATCTTGACCCGGTACTAAGTTTGTTTCATCTATCTCTATTAACAGATTACCTGACATTACAGCATTGTCCACAGCCATACGCATGAAACCATTCATCAATGTCTGTGTATCGTCCATATTCTCTGCAATACCCACACCAAAGAAGCTGTATGGATTAAGTTCATAGGGCGCAGCCATGTAGGGTATCTTTGCAGGTTTGAATGGATTTAATACCATTCGTAATACTTTGCCGTTACAAACCCATATGTTTGCTTGTATCTCGTCATAGTCTGTTAGCTCTTCAGGTATTTCTACCTGCTGTTCTTTGAGCATGTCTGTATCTACCATGCCCCAATACTCTAGCACTTCATATCGTGCTATAGAATGTTCAGGAGAATAGTCTGATAAATCATCTTCCCAATATTCTTTGTTATAGTTTTCTCCTAACATGATAGCTTCATCAATTATGTTGCTTCTAAAGTGAGGTCGCTTCTTTAAACTGCGTAGCTGTGATCGTGACATCTTGTGTCTCTCTATCACATACTGTGCTTCGTCCATGTTGTTTGCATCTGGATCAGGAAAGAAGTTCCATACTGATACATGTGAAACTTGTGGTACAGTTTTGAATAGAGGTGAGTATTCTCCATCAGGACTCCAGTTAGGATATTCTTTGTCTACAGCAAAAGGTCCTTTCATCACACCTGTACCAAACAAAGCCATCTCAAAGGCTGTGCTTCGTAAATGTTTATTAGCATTAGACTCCTCTAGCTGATCGTGTATCTGCTTCTGCATATGCTTTGCAGCTATAGTAGCAGGACTGAACGTAACAGCCGTAGGTGTTTTGCCCACACCCTCTCGTAGGTTATCTACATCATCAAACTTGCCTTCTAGAGGTCCTAGTTTTTCTGATAAGCTTTCTTTAGTAGCTCCTGCAGGTAAGTCTTTACCGTCCCCTGCAAAGCCATAGGGATTCTCTAAGTCATCGAGTCTTTCTCTAATATTCTCTGGCTCTTTTGGATCAAAGCTTACGTCAGCAACTACTCCGTCTGGTAGCTCTGTAGGATCTACTGTAAGTGGGAACTTATTATTAGCAAACAATACATCAACAATTTGACCATAGGCAGCCAATGTTTTAGTCTTTGTTACTTTAATAAATACTCTTGACTTCTCTGCTTCTGTAAACTGTACATCTGAACCATACAGTCCTCTGTAGTTTCTATACGCTCGTAGCCATCTTTGTTCGTCTTGTTCTCGGTAGTCATCTGCTTTCTTGTAGCGTTCCATAATAAAGGGGATTATGTTGCCACTTTTAGAAGCATCTTCGCTTCCATTCTCTGTGTCTTCTATCGCAATAGAAGAGTCATCCATAAATACTTCTTCGTCTATTTTATCTTCAGCCATATTAATATCCAAATGTTGCGTCTGCTACAGGCATAGAGTTCTGTGCTTTCATATTAGGGTCATAGTCAAATATACTAAAACGTGGTCTTGACATTATACCATATCTTAATGCATCATACAAGTGATCTTCTGAATGAGTGTCTATATCTTCTGGATTTTTTTTGTCCAGTGGTATAGCAGGGAGTTGCGAAATGATGTTAGTACATGAGCTAAAGAAAACCAACCTCGGCTCTTCTGTAAATTCATCCGTCTGTAACCTTCTATGTATCTCATTCTTACCTGATACTCTACTTCCTCGACTTCTATCTGAAGGTCTAAATCGGCATCCCTTCATAGTCATTTGTTCTGCTAAACTAGGTCCTGTGTCTCCACGTTTGTGCCAGAGAGAACTATCCAACACTCCGTACTTAATATTACCGTCTTCTGCTTCTGCTTCAAGTATCATATCAGCTAAGTCGGTAGCCAACACTTTTGATACATACAACTCTCTATACACTACAAGTTGTTCAGATGGGCTAACAGCAAACCAGACAACGGCAGAATAACTTCCATACCCATAGTCACATGCCCTAAACTTAACCCAATTATTAGGTATATGGAAAGGCTCAACCACATGTAGCTTGCGATCAAACTCGGTGAAAGCTGCTCCTTCCTTAATATCCCAATCGCCTTCCAGTAATTGTCTTCTTTGCTGTTCAGGAAGGGATAAAAGCATTGCTTCATAATCGCCCTGCTCTGAAAGATAAGGGTTGTCTGTAAGTCGTGCAGGTATAAACCTACGTTTAAATAAAGGCTGTCCTGCTTTCTGGTGTCCTGCAGGATATTTGAGGTCTTCTCCTGTTTCAATGTCTGTTGCATTAAATGCCTTGTTGTACGCTGCAGGATCAATGAACATCTTCTTAACCCAGTGATGTCCCCTACCTCCGGGGTTCGTTGTCGCTCTCATATACACTGGCAGATCAGATGATGTAGAACGTAAACGTGATCTCATGTAATTCCAAGCAAAAGGTGTAGCCCACTGTGTAAGTTCGTCAAAGCCTATCCAACTAAACGCTAGTCCCTGATACCGTAAAACATCATCATCTCTGTCGAGGTATGACATCCATAGTCTTGCACCTGACGGTGCTACCCATTGCATCTTTCGTTCTGACCACTTAATACCCTTCCATATTTTTGGGTAGAGTTCTTGACTTTTAAATATAAGCTCTCTTAACTCTTCTGTGGTGTGACGCAGTAGTAAGCCACTAAATGATGGGTGTCCCATGTATCGCAGTGGGTCTGCAAGCATTGCGTAGGATTTGCCCCCTCCTGCTGATCCACCGTAAAGAACTTCTCTTTCACCTGCAGCCAGAAACGATGTTTGAGGTCCTTTATTTGGCTGAAAGATAACATTACGTGACTCCTCTATCGGTAGGGCTTCTATAACAGTCTCTTTTATTTCAGGCTTCGGTGGTTGCTCCTGTACGACTTTCTTCGATCTCCTTGGCTTTGTGTATCGCTTTTTCGGCATACTCTGCCCATCTGCGTAGGCTTGTAGCTTTGTTCTTACGTTGTCGCTCATTCTTTAATCGTTTCATTAATCCTACGTGAGATATTTCTCTGCCACTGTTTTTTGTTAGCCAATTTGCCACCTCTCTGTAGGAATACTGTTTAATGTACTCTCGTGCTTTTTCCAGTAAGTCCAGTTCTACTTTTACTGGTTGTAGCACATCAGGGTCATGTTCGTCTACCACATAGCCAAAAGGTATTGTTCTCGCTATTCTTGGTATTGTTGCCCACTCTTTTTCTTCTTTTAAGTCTGTAGGCTGTGGTAGTTTCCATTGCCCTATTGATCTAGTCATTGCTCGATTCTTTAGGTGGCATAAGCATAACACCACCAGATGCTTCCACCTGCATCTTTTCTGTTTTCACAAGTCCTGTTCTATCAAGTAGCTCTTTTGCTGCAGATAGTTTGTCACGTATTCCTAACTCTGTAGGATCAAGCAGTCCTCCTGCAATAGCAACAGCAGCTCGTGGAGCATTTCTCGCCATATATTCTTGTGTAGCTTCAAGTATTTCTTCTTTGATACCCTTCACTACATCTGTAGTGCTAGATGTTTCAGCGTATCCTGCAAGTTTTTTAGCCATCACTACATCCCCACCTGCTTCGTCAAAGAGTACATTGAGTAGCTTCTGTTGTTTTTCTGTTAGTTGTCTAGCCATATTAACACTTCCACCTTCTTCTTGCCTGTCGCAGTCTACTGTTTGGATTCTTTGCTGCGCTAGGAAACTTCTTCATCTGTCCTGCACTTCTTGCACAGTAAGACTTTCTTCTTTTAGCTGCTTTACTTCCGGGCTTTACTTTACCTGTAACGGCTGTTTGTAAATTACCACCAGTTTTTTTGTTAATTATTTCTGTTGCTTTTTTTGATAATCCTGCCCCTTTGTCCGTAGGACGTTTAAGACCACTCTTAATGGTGATGCCCTTCATAACATCTGGATTTTTTCTTTTTACCCCTGCCATTATATACCCTTAACTAAGTTGAAAATGAGGACCATCAATAAATGGCCGCCTATTTTGACTCCTACGTAAATCTACATATGCGTTCATCGCATCTTCCATAGTGCCGTCCCATGAGGTAATATCGTCTATTTGCCAAGCTGCTCCCCAACAAATTTTAGCTCCAGTTTTATTGGCTGCCATAAGCATAGCATCGGCAATGTCATCGTACATCACGATGTCCCAACTTGGGTTACTACCATCATACGCCATTAAATCGACAGCATGTGAATACCCATCTTCCTGCACAAGGTGGCGAGACTTCATTGTTTGTGAGCGTCCTGCATCATACAATTTCTGCTGTTCTGCTAGGGAACGTACTCCATAGATCACTCCGAAGTCTACAAGTGACACCTTTATAGCTTCCTTCACAGTTTCTACAAGGTCAGGATGTACACCTTCTAATTTTCCTAAACTTCTACCACTAAGTTTAAACGCCATATTTTTTCCTATCTTTTACTGTTTTCATATATTCTTCTTGCAAAGATTTTTTTAATCTATCTAAGTTTCTTTCTTTAATAAACTTTCGTATAGGGTCAACCATTTCGTCTTTGATAACTCCTGCTACCTTTTTACCCTTTTTAGATTTCTTAGTTTTGTCTACAGTTTTATGTTCTAAAAATTTAGCTGTCATTTTTTTATCTTATTAAAAAACTTACCTGCAGACCGTGTGGCGAAGCTCGCACTTACGATAGCTCCTAACGCAATTTGATACCACTGTGGCATACCTGCCAAAGCAGTGAATCCATCTGCTACTATACCCCTGCCCCACTCTCCCATGAAGCTCAAGACCAGAGGAATACTAAATAGCAAAGTCAGCCATTCGTCCTTCCATGAGCTTTGGGATGCCCTCATAGCAGCTAAGTCCCAGTCTATCTCACCTGTAGCTTCTTTCATCTTGATGGTAGCTTCAGCTTTTTGTATGGCTGTCTTACCATCTATGTATGAAGATGCTAAACTCGTTACTGAACTAAGTATCGTTCCTATCATTATACGCAGTCACAATCATCGTGGCACTTCTTATTTAACAATGCACACCATAATCGCTTTAAATACTTTCTCATCGTTCTTCCCTCTCCATTATCTTGGGTTCGGCTTTTTCTGCTCCCATCCATATGGCGAAAGATCCTGTCATCGCCGCAGTAATCACTGATATTAGTCCTGCCTGTTGTGTGGTCAACTCTGGCTGACTCAAAGCCCATTCTATACAACGAATGTAAACTCCTGTCATAACAAGCATCATAAGTCTTGGGAGTATTCGCCATCTGTCAAGTGTCTCTGGAGTCATCTTTATCCTTTATAACTTCCTTTATCCAGTTACCGTTTTCACCAGTCTTCTCACAATACTCACATTTATCATCTTCAATGTGATGTCCACAAATATCACAGGTAGGTTCATAAAGCATCTATATTACGTTCTGTAATAAATTGTCGAACATTCTCTTCAGGAACGCAGATAACTTTTTCAATAGGTCGTTGTCCATATTCTTCAGCCAATACTTTTATAAAAGGAATCGGATTATCTCGTACATAGTCTCTACACTCCATTGAACTGTGGAAGTGAGTGTGTTCTTTCGGTTCTTGAAATATGTATACATCCTTCGTACCATCGGAGTGTACCCCTAACATTATAGCCACTGCAAACCAAGTTTCAGCTATCATTTCATGCCTTTAGGTTTTTTGAGTGGCTTTCTAACTGCACCTATCTTATCAATCTCTTTTGGTTTCTTAAGAGGGTCTTTTACTTTCTTCTTATTTTCACTAACTACTTTATCTACTAAAGCTTGATAGTATCCTGCTCGCATATTAGCTTTAGCAGTTTCTTTTAACTTCTTCTTTTCAGATACTTTTAAAGCTGTGTATCCTGCAGCTCCTGCTAAACCTGCTGTAGCTGTAATTCTTCTTTTAACTTTTCTAGTTACTTGCTGTCCTAGCACGGCAGGTTCTACTTTTTTAGACCCCGGGGATTGTTTCGTTTTTAAGTCTTTGAGATGTTTCTTTCCTTCTTTTACAGCTTTTGCTCCATACTTTTTAATTAATGGGGCTACTGCTTTTCCAACTTTTAAAGCTGCTAATAAAGCAGCAGGTATTAGAGGTATTGCCATTTTTATTCTCCTGTAAAATATCCTACGTTATGTAACTTTTCTATAACTTCTCGTTTTTTTAGAGATGCCTTTAGGCTGTTTAACGAATTGTTTTCCTGCTGCCTTGCCTTTTCTTTTAGCTTTAGTTGTTGCTGCGTACTCTTGGGGTGATAAAGCCTTGATTGCAGCTGTTGGAAGATAGCGTTCTCCAGTTTTCCCACTGGGTTTACCACTTTTTGTTCTCCATTTTTGTTTTGTCCACGATTTAAGACTTCTTTGGCTTTTTGCTAGTGCCATGTTGTCTCCTTAATTGCTCTTTCGCCTTCTTTGCAAGGGCAGCTTGCTCAGTTTTTCCTGCAAACTTAGCTCGTTGCTCAAGAACGGTGAGGATTTGTATCTTCCTCGCATAGGATTTTTTAAGTTTCTTAACTTTTCTAATAGTTTCTTTTGCATCTTGCACCGTTGCATACTTGATACTTACTGTATCTTTAGGATTCTCATCCGTGTAGAGTCTTCTATCACTACCTTTTGGCTTTTTACCTGTTCCTACTTTAGGATCAGCCACTATTTGTAGCCCCCACCCTTCTTTTTATACTGGGAAGCAAGTAGTTGAGCTTTTCTGGCACTCCACTGACCGGGGTTACCACCCTTACTCCCTGATTTTATACGATTAAACAGGTTTTTTCGCATAGTAGGTTTGGTATAGTTCCCGGCTTTGTTTACAGTTGACTTCGCCATTACGCTATTTTTACGAGTTTATAACCCATCTTTTTGGCTTCGGCTCGTAGTTTAGCAAGTGTCATCTTGCCGCCTACTTTACCACCTTTAGCCATACCTTTTTTCTTCATCATCATGGTAGCTCCACCTCTAGCGTAGCCTTTTTTCTTCATGCCACCTTTAGCCATGCCTTTTTTCTTCATCATTGCCATCGTCTTGATCCTTTTCTTTTGCATAGAGATTGTTAAACACTCTGCCTGTATCCCAGACATATTCAATCTCTTGTTTCGAATGGAACACTCTTTGACTTGGTAAAAAGTCTGGTGATCCTGTCCCTGTTTCAAACCACGCAGGGTGGGTTACTCGTACTCGATTGTTAGGTAACGCAACAATGTTACCTGTGTATTCTCCTGCGTTCATTAACTCTAATACGTGTGACTGTTTATGTTGAGCAGGATCATCGGCTATCTCACTGTCTGTGTAGTCTACAGTAAAATAATACTTTGCAGGGTAGAACTCTCCATCAACTTTTGCTATCCAAGGTGCAGGAGTTGCCCTGTTTAAAACATATACACTGTGATCGTGAGACATGCAGTCCCAAGGCTGTGCGATGTACGAAGGTAACTCTTTCGCCCATTCATCTACTGGGGAGTCACCTACTAATGCCGTAATGGGCATCCTCGCCCACATTGCACCACCGTGTATGTTTTGTTCTTCTGTGTCATCGGCTTCGTAACCTGTAAAGATCACTTGAAACGATAGACATCTATTCGGCATTGATGTTACGGCTATTACCATACAATGTAAAAACTCACCGTGATATCTTTGAAAATTTGTTGTATACTCTCTTCGTACCCACGCTTTAAAGTAGGGTATGTTACTTTGTAAATAAGACACTCGTTACTTTCTCCTCGGTTTCCTCGCAGGTTGCCGTGACATATTCTTTTTGGCAGAAACAGCACGTAGGTTGGAACGTCTGTTATCGGTAGGTCGCATGTTTTTGTGGTCAACTTGCTTGTTATCGCCTACCTTTACTTTGCCTTCGTTCATTAGGATTCTTCTCGCTCTGTTTCTCGCAGCACGAGCTTTTCTCCTTTTGGGTAATCCATCGTAGGTTGCGTATTCTTTTTTGTAGTTACGCACTTACTTCTTCTTCTTTTTAGCTGCACCACCTTTGTTCATGTAGCCCATCTTATTTCGTACAGGGGTTGGTAGCTTCTTGAGTCCCTTTTGAGCAGCAGTTGGTGTCTTTAATTTATTTGCCATTTGTATCTTCCTCTTTTAACCATCCTTCAGCTTTCATAGCGTCCTCTACATGCTTCAGGGTATACCGTTCTCCAGTACGAGATTCAATAGCATTACGTACATAGAAGACATCACTGTGGGGAATATGTAATTTACTTACAGTGTTAGTACGAATAGCTTCATAGAAATTTTCTATTACATTGTCTGTGTATAGTTTTACCGATTTTCTACGCATTGTCAAGGACTATTTTATATTTACGAATATTTAATTATAAATAAACAGGCATTTATAATGTTACATTTAAATGTTTATATACATTTAAGTAATTATACAGTTATACTGTGTCACTTAAAGTGATAACATAGTTATACACTGTTTGTGTACACTTGTCAATAGCTTTTTTATGTCATCTTACTTTTTTTGTGTATACTAGGGTGTCGGCATTTTGACTATTAACATTGTGGTTACCAGTTGAAATACCTGATCTGTGTATTTATCCATGCACATATACGCTACCGGGGGCAGTGGCACTGGCGTAGGTGTGTGACATTTATGCAACAACCGATTTTTTGGATAATGCAAGCAATGGTTTGAGAAAATAATAAATATTGATCCACCAACAATGCATAAAGATTATATTTTATTACTATATTTGAAATACGTTTAATTGTTATCTTATCAATTAACATTTAATAGTGATTCTAAAACTATTGAAAATGAAAAGTTGTGTAGAATGTAACGGCCTATGCATTTACAGTATTAAAGAAAAAATAATAATGTGGTATGGTCGTTTTTATTGCTCAAAAATTAATTTAAAAATAATTAAAAAAAATGTAAATTAGCTATTGTAATTAATAAAATAACTATTAGAATAGTACGTATAGACATTAATTAATTAGGATTATTAAAATGAATACAATTAAATTATCAGGCACATATAATGCAAATGATCATAACTTTTATTTACAAGAAAAGATTGAAAGGTTAGAAAAGGAAAATAAAGATCTTTATAATTCTTTACAATCTTTAAAAGGCCAAAATGTAAAACTAAAAAAAGAATATGAAATGTTAGAAATTGATTATAAAAATTCATATTAATTATTTAATAAGGGATATTAATTTATCCCTTGATATGTAATTAATTAAATAGTAGAATCAGTATTAACATAAATCATTTTTAAAATAAGGAAAAAATAAAATGAAAACTACAAAAGCAAAAATATTCGCAAACTTAATCTTAACAATAAATGGCAACAAAAAAGTTGTTTATTCTTTTATATCTAATAATGATGGAACAAGAGGGTTTAGATTTAATATATTAAACTTAGTAAAAGGTTTTGCAAGGTTTAGAAGAGATTGGAAAAGTGCCAATCCTGTAAACGCTATTAATAAATCATATAGGCAGTTGCACGTTTCCTTTATCACAATAGCTTTTGAGAAAAGATCTAATCCTATTAAGCTTTCAAGAACTTTTGCAAAGGCAAGAGTATAAATAATTTCAATAGAGTGTAGGCAATTAATTTTGTCTACACTCAAACAAGGAAAAAAACAATGTTAGAATTTATTTTAAATCAAATTGAGAATCCAAATTTTTTAATTAACTTTGCAACGTTTATAGCTTTTTTAATTGTGGTAATGGTCGTAATAAACGTATATGATTATTATACAATCACTAAAAGATTTAATGACATAGACAAAAAATACAAGCAATTAAGAAAAGGAATTAAATAATGCAAGCAGTACACATTTCAAAAATGACAGGCAAGCTTGACGGTTTAAAAGCAATATCAACTAATACAACTACCAACGAGTTTTGTATTAAACAATTTCTTTCCGATAAAGACACGATTTGCAAAAATTGTTATTCTCATATTATGCTCAATAGCTATCGCAAGAATATGCAAGCATGTTTACAACGTAATAGTGATTTGCTTAGTTCTAGTATTTTACACACGCAACAATTGCCGACAATATTAGATTTATATTTTCGTTTTCAAGCGCATGGCGAATTGATAAACGATATTCATTTTATAAACTTAATTAATATATGTTTAAAAAATCCATTAACAGTCTTTGCTTGTTGGACTAAAAGAAAAGATATTGTAAACAAGGTTTTTAAAACTATGGATAAACCAAAAAACTTAATACTAATATTTTCTAATCCTATTAAATCAAAAATAATGCAACGTGTCCCTAATCACTTTGATAAGACATTTAATAATGTTTTAGAAAATGAAAACGTAGACCAACAAAATTGTACAGGGCAACAATGCAAAGACTGTCTTGCATGTTATAAATTTGATACAACAACAACAATAGTAGAAAAGGTTAAGAAGTATTGATATGAAAAAATTTATTAGAATTGAAAAGTTAAAAAAGTTTTTAGATAAAAAACAAAAATCAAAAGACAAAACTTTAAAACGAAAAAACCAAAGACAAAATAAAAAATTAGGCTCATTTATTTGAGCCTTTTTTTTTGTGATCTAAAAAGAACAAAACGTGAACAGGAACAAAACAAGAACATTTGAAATCTGAAATTTTTAAAACGTGACCGATAAGACGGACGGACGGAAACGTGACCGATAGACAGACGGACGGACAGACTGATGCAGAAATACCACACAATATAAATAAATAAAAATAATTTCAAATAGTATTGACTTTGATGCTCATTGATATATAACTGATGTATAGACAGTTAACAAATAAGATAAAAGAGGAGTTATCATGATATTAAATAGAAAAATAGTGAAAGACCTACGAGAAACCTTACAAAGCAATTTACTTAAAAACATGGACGAGTTTGAAATATCTGTAGGCAATGCAAGTTTTTCTGACACAGAGGTGACATACAAATTAAATGTTAGACTAAAAGGTGCAGAAACTAAAGAGCAGAGCGATTTAAGAATCTTTGGAGAGATGGACGGAGTTGACACCACAAAGATTGCTGACGTTCAGGGTATCAAATATAGCCTTATAGGATATAACAGAAAAGGTAGAATCAGACCATACATAGTGAAGAACTTGGACACAA